TTCTTCTCGGAGTACCTGGCACAAAAGTGCCTATACATCATGATCGATATACATGTGAAGTACCCTAGGTATGCTCTCATGACCTGTCTCCGCGACCACATTGGTATACCGTCGGGGTCGTCAGCCAGATCAGACCTCCTGAAGACAGACCTCATTTTCTCCCTGTACAGACCACTATCGCCAACACCATAGTATATATCAGATACCTTCTGCCTTGAAGCATGCTGCCTAAGCCCTTTCTCGCTCTTCTCCCGAGACCAGTTCATGGAGATGCTTCGGTGCACTGTCGAGTCGTCTGAGGTCACCATAGATGTTATCATAACTTCGGCTGGCCGCCTCTTCCCGTTCTTGTCAGGCGGTTTCCTCGCGGTGCTGGACCATATCCTTGTGCATATGATAGCTTCAAGGTGTTTGGCAAGAGCATGCGGCAAGGATGATGTGTACCCTAGAATCCCCTGCATCATGTTGCTCCTGTTCTTTAGCACCCTGCTCCTCTTAAGCAAGATCTTGTTGTTGTCTTCGGTCATAAAAGCTCTCTTCATGTCCACCCCATCGAGGCTACCGAACTCCTTTCCCATGTCGTCGGCCTTTATGTACTGCTTCAGGAGTGTGTCGGGGAGTCTCAGTTTCTTCATGGTGTGAGCGTTGAGGATTCTGCAGATAGCATCAGACAAGTAGGGTGGGCAGGTTCTTATGAAGAAAACAGCGAAGAATCTATTTATGAACTGCTGGCACCAGGTTGATGCGTCAGATGAATCAGAATTGCTGACAACACCTCCCTCTAACCTCCTCGCAGCGGAGAAATGCATCCCGGACACCTTTTTCTTCTGGTCGCCTTTGCTCATCATCTCATTCGGGAGGAGGTCACAGAAGGCCTTCGCAATGTCCTCGACGAACTTAATGCATATCCTGCTAAGCATGTCGAGTATGAATATCTCTCTAATCCCAGTGAGCTGATTCTTTGTGAACAGAGTGGCATACACCTTCCTGACCTCGAGCTCATCGATCATATCCGAGATTCGAGCGTATATACTCTGCGAAGTCATCATCCCCTCCTTCACTGTGGTTAGAACCGCCTCTAGAGCTTTGATGTTGTGGCCTCGCTCATCATCGTCCTCCTCGTACTGCTCGTGTATCACTCTAACAGCACTAGCTTTGAATGTTGCTAGTGACTCGGGCTTCTGTGTCAGTATGTCTCGCCGTAGCCTATCAACTATGTACTCTTCTGTGGTCATCTTGCGGCGAGTCATGCAAATTTGCTTCAGTGTGTCTGCCATGAGACAAGTTGTGTTGAGGTTGAACTCGTGGTCTTTGAGATCCTCACCTGTTTTGCTGTCATTCCCGTACTCTTCGTACACATCCACCTTGTCGTTGGTCCTCAGGTGCTTCAGCGTCA